GCATTAACTCGGCACCTTGGGAATTCCTTTAGGCACGATCTGCCGATGAAAGACGAGGAAGGAAAAGTGCTATGGCTTATAAAAAAAGAGCGCCATGACTCGCCAAATAAGATCGACCTTGCGATGGCGTCAATATTATCCTGGGAGGCGCGCATGGATGCAATTACAGCGGGGGTGCTAAATTTCCAAAAGCAACCTGGCGTATTTTTTCTCTAAAAAGGAGGTAATCACCTTGAAAATATTAACCAAACTACCCAGGATTCGTTTACCCAGCCTAAAAATAAAACAAGAACTAATCCAAGAACTCGCTATTCTAGCGGGTTTTTTAATGCTCCTTTATGGCTTATGGACGATTTACCCACCGATAATGTGGATAATCGGCGGTCTTTGGCTTATGTATCCGGGAAGGGGGAAGTGATTGAGTGGGATTAATTAAAAAACTATTACTAAAAAACTACTCAGTAGCCGACCTTGACCGCGACATAAGCATGTGGTTTGGCGGAATGCCGACCAAAACGGGCATAAGGGTAAACGAGCATACCGCATTACGGTACATTACTTTTTATTCTTGCGTAAGGGTACGCTCGGAAAGCTTTGCTATGCTGCCACTAAGCGTTTACCGCAAACGTAAAAATGGCAAAGGCCGCGATGAGGCTCGTGATCACCCAGTACACGGCTTAATTCACGCGGTACCAAACAAGGAAATGACAAGCTTGACTTGGCGAGAGACCATGAACGGTCACCTTGACTGCTCAGGAAATTGCTATTCGATAATCACAACAAATAACCGCGGCCAACCAATTGACCTATACCCATGGCCATGGGATCAAGTTGAAGTAAAACGCAACAAAGACACCTCGAACATCGAATATCATATTTACAAAGATGGGTTAAAGGTCGAGGTGTTGCCGTCTGAGCGAGTACTCCATGTCCCAGGTCTTGGTTATGACGGCATAAAGGGATACTCCACAGTATCCATGATCAGGGAATATGTGGGCCTCGGCCTATCCGTGAGTGAATTCATTGAACGCTTTTATGGGCAGGGAATGAATGTCGGCGCGGTCCTTGAAACAGAACAAGCCATGACACAAGAGACGGTAGATGACCTGCGGACAAAATTCATCGAGCGCGGATCAGGACTAGCTAATTCATGGCTGCCTATTATTCTTCATAGCGGCCTAAAATTCAACAGAATCCCAATGCCACTAGACGACGCGCAAACCATCGAGATCCTCAAGCTCACAGATAATCAGATGTGCGGCCTAATGCGGGTTCCTCCCCATATGGTAGCTAATCTGGAACGTAGCACGAACAACAACATAGAGCATCAAGGTATTGAGTACGTGCAGTATTCTATGCTCCCAGTAATTACCCGCTTTGAGCAGGCCATGAACTGGAAACTATTCACACCTGCAGAACGAGCAGAGGGCTATTATGTCAAGTTTAATGTCGAAGCATTATTACGCGGGGATGCAGCAGCGAGAGGGGCTTATCTTAATATTAAGCGACAAAACGGCGCGCTTAATGCCGACGAATGGCGTGGGCTAGATGATGAAAATCCGATCGGGGGAATAGTAGGGGAAACCTACTTAGTCAACGGCAATATGATCTCTACGGAAACGGCAGCTAAGCAACAACCGAAACAGACCGGAGGTGAGAAAACTTGAGCAAGTTTTGGAATTTTATTCAGAATCAAAACGATGAAAACGAGGTAGAGCTTCGTATCGAAGGGGAAATTGTCAGCGATGATGATGCATGGTTATACGAATGGTTTGGGATTGTCAACACAACCCCAAATGCTTTTAGAGTTGAACTGGAAGCTCATTCAGGAAAAAATATTACAGTTTGGGTTGATAGCTGGGGCGGAGACACAACTGCAGCTGCTGGTATTTACAATGCATTGAAGGAACACAAAGGCAAAGTAACGGTAAAAATCGACGGAAAAGCCGTTTCTGCAGCCTCTGTCATTGCCATGGCTGGTGAAGAGGTCAAAATATCACCCGTCGGTATATTGATGATCCATAATCCATGGTCCGGCGTAAGAGGCGAGGCTAAGGATATGCGCCATATGGCAGACGTCCTAGATGAAGTAAAGGACACGATCATCAATGCCTATCAAGCAAAAACTGGCCGGTCAAGAAACAAAATATCAAAGATGATGGATGAAGAAACGTGGATGAGCCCCAAAAAGGCTATGGCAGAAGGCTTTGTTGATGAAATACTTTACACCGATCCGGGAATTGAGCCGCCCATAGAAAACTCATTCATGTTTAGTCACCTAGCAATCCAAAATAGCGCAAACGAAAGCATGAGGCGTTTTATCGAGCAGTACAAGAAGATCAAGCCTAATCCGGAAGAAGACCCAATAATAAATAACCCAACACCCCAACGGCAGCCGCCGTTGTTTTTATTTCAAGCCCAAATCCAAGCGAACAGAAACAAAACAGGAGGTATGAATTAGGTGAATTTACAAGAACTCAGGCAAAAATATTCCAATCTTTGCGACTCGCAGCAGGTGATCATCGATAAGGCTGTTACTGAAAATCGGGCAATGTCCGATGAGGAAAAGACCCAGTTTAGCGCCCTGCAAACACAGATTGACGGCTTGGCGGACACGATTAAGATTGCCGAAAGCGTTCAGAACAGGGCTGCAGCGCTCGATGCTCCCGCCGATCCGTTATTGCGCCCGGGTCAAGTCTCGGTAGGCAATGATCGCGCGGCGGATAAGCCCTGGAAGAACAACGGAGAATTTCTTCATGCCGTATATGCTGCTGGGCAACCCGGAGCAACTGCTGATGTCAGGCTTGTTTATAACGCGGCTTCCGGATTATCTTCTGGCGTTCCATCCGATGGCGGGTTCCTGGTCGGGACTCAGATGGAAAGCGAATTACTCACTCAAACACACGATACTGCAACATTAGCTCCATTATGCCGTAAGATCCCAATCGGCGAAGGCTTCGACGGATTACAAATGAATGCCGTTGACGAATCTAGCCGTGCAAACGGTAATCGTTGGGGCGGAATTGTCGTCTATAGAAAAAATGAAGCCGATGCTGCGACCGCAAGCAAGCCTAAATTCCGTAAGGTGGAGCTTAGCCTGGAGGATATGGTTGGCCTTTGTTATGCAACAGATCGTCTTTTAAGAGATGCTACAGCATTGGAGGCCGTCATTAAGCAAGGTTTTGCAGAAGAATTTGCCTTTAAGCTTGATGATGAAATCGCTATTGGGACTGGAGCGGGAGAATGCCTAGGATACATGAATAGCCCAGCACTGGTTACGGTGCCAAAAGAGACTGGACAAGCTGCTAGAACCATTGTTTATGAAAATATCGTAAGAATGTGGTCTCGTATGTGGGCGCGCAGCCGTAAAAACGCTATTTGGACCATCAATCAAGATATTGAGCCACAGCTTTATACCATGTCTCTATCTGTAGGGACCGGAGGTGTTCCGGTTTATATGCCTCCTGGTGGCGCCTCAGATTCGCCATATGGAACATTATTCGGGAGGCCAGTAGTTCCTATTGAGCAAGCTTCAACACTGGGAACAGCTGGTGATATTTCTCTTACTGACTTAAGCCAATATCTTTTGATTGACAAGGGCACCGTCGAAAGTGCTAGTTCGATTCATGTTAGATTCCTTTATGGCGAGAATACCTTCCGCTTTACCTACTCGGTCAATGGCCAGCCAATCTGGAATAAACCAATGACGCCCAAGAATGGATCAAACACTTTGAGCCCATTCGTAACCTTGGCAACTCGCGCATAAATAAGCAATTCCGGACCAGCACCTAGCTGGTCCATTAAATTTTAACAAACGAGGAGGAAAAATACATGCCAGCAATTAAACCTGATATCCATATCGTTCCCGCGGTATTCCCCATCGACCTTTCCGGAGGTGCGCAAGCCGGCGACTTCGTCTCTATGAAAAACTACGGCCACTGTGATGTGGTTATCATGATCGGGCCAACAGCCGGAGCGACCTGCGCTGTTACCCTAGACAAGGCGGCTGCTGTTTCAGGCGGGACAACTACCCTCGCATTCGAAACCTACTACTCTACTGGTTTCCGCCTTGACTATGACGGCGCAAGCGGGCCTTTTACAGTCGGCGAAACAGTGACAGGCGGAGGCGGCGGAACAGGTGTAGTCTATCTAGACAATGGCGATCACCTGATTATGCACACCTTCAACGGCACAACCTTTGTTGATAACGAAACCATCACCGGTGGCACATCCCTGAATACTGCCAGCGCAAACGGCATCCAAAAGAACGAAGATATCCTCGTACCACGGACAGCCTCAAGCGATACGTTCACGATTCCGGCCACAGCGAACAGGACCTATGTAATCCCGATTGATGCGACAATGCTGGGCGACGGATACGACTGCTTCCAAGTTGACCTTGCCGATGCCGGATCTTCACAGACCGACGGCGTGGCGTTCTACGTCATGTCTGAGCCGCGGTATGCCGGAGAAATCGCCGAAACTGCAATCTATGACTAATTAACGAGGGCCGCTTAACAGCGGTCCTAATCTTTTATAAGGGGGTATAAATAATGCCATTAGGCTTTCAGGATAACCTTGGCAATCCACTCGGCGTAAATAACGCCGATAATCTTTTTGACTCTTCGAGTGTAACAGCAAACGCAGACGGCTCAATCCTAGAACGACAGGAGGACCTTAAGGACAAGGTCGTCGCCGCAAACAGCTATATGTTGGTGCAGGCTACGGCAGATCAGTCCTATATGCTCGTACAAGCTGCGCTTGATAGATCGTATATACTTGCTCAAGCTACAGCTGATCAATCGTACATGCTGGTACAGACTACCCTCGACAGGTCACACATGCTGGTACAGGCAGGGCTTGATCAGTCATATATGAAGGTCCAAGGTGATGCCGATCGCTCCTACATGATAGTAATGGGCGACGAAGATCAGAGCTATATGAAGGTAGAAGCAGATGCCGACATGTCGTATATGCTAGTGCAGACAACCCTTGACAGATCGCACATGTTAGTACAGGGCACCCTCGACAGAAGTCATATGCTGGTCGGCAAGGACAGCGGCGAATCATATATGTTGGTGCAGGCAGGGCTCGATAGATCACACATGCTGGTACAGGCGGGAATTGATCAGTCTTACATGCTTGTGCAAGCAGGGCTTGACAGGTCTTACATGCTTGTACAAGCAGACTTGATAAAGAGCATGATTTTACTGCTTCCTAGCACCTAAAAACGGGAGGATATATGAAGATTGCACATATAACAACATATGGGCCCAACGGCTCGGGACTTTACGAACATTCTCGCAATTTAATGAAGGCCGATTATTTAGCCGGAAACACTCCCTACGCAGTAGACACCGGCATTAAGTCCGATGCGACGTGCAGTGAACCTAAAGTCGGAGAAATCGACGATCGCGGAGGGTTCAGGATAGTGACGCATCACAATGACATCATGAACAATGTTGATATTATCGTGATGCACACTTACTGCCCTGAACTCTGGCTCGCGAAAAACCAAGCTCCGATAATTTGGATAGTTCATGGCAGGCCCGCGGCTGCATTTAGACAAGAGCTAGAACATGAAAATATGGCTGCTTATACCGCATACGGTAATGTATCGCATTGGCCGAGAGTGAAAAGGATGATCCACTTTTGGCCGGAATATGAGCCACACTGGGACTTAATGATCGAAAAGGGCAAGCAGGAGATTTTCGAGTTCCCGGCAATCGACGAGGAGAGGTTTTGTCCGGAGGGTGGTAAGTGGGAAATTAAGCCCGAAAACATGGGCAGAATTAATGGCCTGATATGCGATCCGCGAAGAGATGACATTGATAGGTTTGACCTGATCGTGGGCGCTTACCATGCTGCAAAAAATATCCCAGGCTTGAAGTGGCATTTTTTCGGGCTGGATACACCGATAAAAAAGGTCGAAGAAAGAATGCTATGGGAGCTGCAAAAGATCGGCGGCCTAGGCACTTATGTCGGCAGAGTTAATTCGATGGAGCGGGTATACCGAGTTTTCGATTTTTTGTTTACCCCCCACAGGATAATAACCCAAACAGTCGGCGAGGCCGTAGCGTGCGGCCTACCCGTAATAGCGCAAAGTGGGAATAAGGTCGCTGCGCAAACTATCGACGTTACCAATCCCTGCGAATTAGCGCTGGCTATCGAAAACCTGAAGGCGTACAAAAACAAAAGCATTCCAAAGTTGCGGGAATTTGGGGCTAAAATGAACTTGGTTTATGAATCCGTTATTGCGGGTTAGATGAGGGGGGCTTAGCGGCTCCCCTTTCTCATTAAGCAGCCTCCAGAAAGGAGGGATTTTATTGGCATTAGTATTAAAAACGGCACCAAGGTTAAAAAGTGGTATATACAAAATTACATGCATTATAACAGGAAAGGTGTATATTGGAAGCTCTATCAATATCGAAAAGCGATGGCTATATCACAAAGAAGATTTAAGAAAAGATAGGCATCGCAACCAAATACTTCAAAGGGCTTGGGAAAAATACGGGTCAGAAAACTTTAAATTTGAAGTAGTAGAGTACATTCCCGAAGAAGCCTTAATAGAGAAAGAACAATATTATATCGACCTCTACAAAGCGGCGGATAAAAAATACGGCTACAATATATGTCCAGCCGCAGGAACCACGAGAGGGGTCAAGCGACCAAACGCCAACTGGGGTAGAGTCCTATCGGATGAAACGAAACAAAAAATTGCAAACTCATTGTCCGGTTTTAAGCATTCCCCAGAGGCAAAGGCAAATATGTCGGCAGCTCGAAAGGGAAAGAAGCGGGCTCCAATGTCTGAAGAGCAAAAACAAAGGCTTTCTGAGGCAAAACGCGGAACGCATCCAAATATTTCTCCCGAGAAACGAAGGGAACTCTCTGAAAGAATGAAAGGGAATAAATTTTCCGTGGGGCTATCCCCAAGCGAAGAAACCCGCGAAAAGTTAAGGGTCGCCAGGAAAGGCAGAACCCCATCACTAGGTATGACCCATACAGAAGAAGCAAGGGCAAAGATATCTGTGGCACATAAAGGGAAATCCTTGCAACCGGAACACCGCGCAAAGATAGCAGCCGCTCATATGGGCAAGAAACAAAGCGCTGAGCACCGGAAAAACTTAGCATTATCTCAAGCAAAGTTGACGCCAGAAAAAATTAATAATGGGCTGCAATGGCGGGAACAAGGAATGCGGATTGATGAAATCTGCAGGGAGCTTAGTTGTTCTCGTCAAACTTTTTATAACGCCATTAATGGTAAGTTTGCTGTCTATAGAAAAGAGGTGGCTCAATAATGGCGTTGGTACTGAAGACAGCTGCTAACACAGAACCCATCGACCTAGCGACAGCGAAATTACACCTCAGATTGGACAGCGGCAGCCTAAGCGATAATATTTCAACTTCGCAGTCAATTTCCCCCGGCGCTCACGTTATAGCGGCAGCGTACTCTCTTGTCGGTACCAGTATCGACCGTTTGGGTTACCGAACACTAGTAAACCTCAACTCCGGCACAAACGGAACGGGCGGCACGGTAGACGCGAAGATCCAGGAATCCGACGACAACGCGACTTGGACAGACTGGACAACCGGAGCCTTTACACAAGTCACCACAGCAAACGACAACGCTGTGCAGGAAAAGGAATACACAGGTGAAAAGCAGTATATCCGCGTTGTGGCCACTGTAGCAGTTGCGACTTGCGACTTTAGCGTGGATGTTATCAAAGAGCAGCCGTATAGCGCGGAGGATACACTCATTTCTGCACTTATCACTGCAGCCCGGGAATGGTGCGAGCAGTACCAAAACAGAGCATACATCACGGCTACATGGGAACTTTGGCTTGATGACTGGCCTTGTGGCGACCTTATCAGAATCCCGCTGCCACCCCTACAAGCCGTCAACAGTATCAAGTATTATGACACCGATAATGTTGTGGCCACAATGGCCGCGGCTGACTATTTCGTCGATACCAAGAGTGCACCTGGGCGAGCATCTCTGGCTTACAGTAAGACTTGGCCGACAACCACACTAAGGC